ACAAAAGTTTTCAACTCAGCCAAAGTCTTATCACAATACACCTCAAGAGAACCAGTACGCAAAGCACCAGCCAACTCGTCAATAGCCAAAGGCTTACTAGAAACAGTAGTACGCCAACCCAAAGTATCCGTAGCCTGAGGCGTAACCTTAGATAGACGGCGCTGCTTATAAAGATTACGGTAACCCAAATTCTGTGCAGCCTTCAAGGTGGTCAAACCATGATTATTAGACTCAATACCCAACAACGCCGTGTTATACCACCAACCCATCTGAGCCAACATCTCACCAAAAATATCTGGCTCAACATGTCCATGCCAATGCGCCACAACATAACCATAAGTTGCATTAATAACATGAGCAGAACTATAGTCACCATGCGATAAACCTTCAGCAACATCCGAACCAATCACATAAGTAGCCTCAATATCAGGAAACTCCCAAACAGAAAAATTGCCGTTCTCAGTAGAATGAAACTCAACAACATTATTGGAATACGCATGCAAATATCCAACCTCAGGTTCAACAACCTCCATGGTGTTCAACAAATCTATATCAAAAACAGGATTACCTGACTTGATAAACGCTTCTTCAGGGAAGCGTGGATACTCTTGATGCAACTGCCAAGAAACCATATTTTTTTCTTTGACTGCATACCAGTCATCGTCACGGTCACCAGCAGACCAAGGGAAAAAAATACCAACAAACTGATTAGCACCAGTTTGAGAACCAACCCACAAATTGTGAAAAAAGTTACCTGAACCGTTAGCGGTGGACAAACAAATCACACGACCACCAACATCCGCAATAGGTTCAATAGAAGCCCACGCCTCCTCAGGGTTTGGCAAGAATGCCATTTCATCTACAATAACCAAATACACTGATTCACCACGAGCAGGGTCATTACCTGATGGCAAAGACTCAATGGCGGACTCGTTGCTGAAAATCATTTTCAACTGATGTTCAGTAACCTGCTTTGGACCTTTTTCTTTCATCCAATACGGCAAAAATTTGTAACCATACTTACTTTTAGACAACAACTTCATAGCCTCACGCTCAGTTCTGGATAGCATGACAACAAAACGGTCAGACCAAAAAAATGTTAGCCAAAACGCATAAGCGGCAGCCAAAGTAGAAAACCCAATCTGACGGGCTTTCAAAACAACAGAATACCTAGAATCTAACCAAGTACGAACAGAATCTTTTTGTGCTTCACGCAACTTGAAAAGAATCCGTGCACGCTCAGGATGTTTAATAAACCAATAGTTTTCACAAAAATGAACAAACGCCGCCAACTGTTCATCAATGCTGGCGTTCTCAGGACCTCGGCATAAACGCCATTCTTTTTCATTTAAAAGTTCAGTTAATTCCATTATTTACCCCAAGGCTGCCAACCATTATCGTTCCGTTCCTCAGAGTATTCAAAAATAGCCAAAGCAGCACGCAAATTGATAATCGGATTAGACAACTGTACACACGAACTCAAAATACCCTGAGACTGCAACCAACCATTAGGATTATATTTATTAGGCAAACACCAAAACTGGTTAATTTGCATCAACCCCCTAGAACCACCATTTGGGTCAGTGGAATTAAATACCCTAGGAAAGCAGCGTGACTCACGCCACATCACATAATCTAACTTAGACAACTCCTTACGAGACCAACCAACATCCAACGCATGACCAAGCCAATGCCCACACTTACCCACCAACTCCTTAGATACAGCATGAGCATGACTAATAGGCATAATTAGACATGCGACAATAATGGATATAAACCATTTACGCATAACACCATCCTAACAGATTGTTATTTAGATTATTGCAAAAACTCTTTTACTGCCGCAGGCGTTTTATCGCCAGCAACATAACGAATATGCCAAGGTTCTGATTGTAACTCCCACGACCAACCCAATGACGGGGCTACATCAAGAAGAAACTGCAAACCTGTACGGCAAGCCGCTTTGGGTTTTGTTGTAATTGACACCACGCCACCTTTTTTGCCTTTAAGTTTTAACGCCGCATCAATAGCCAAACCCCACCCATGATTTGATGTTGCAGGTGTAGCAACAGGCGCACCATTATGCAGATACCATTTGTCCCCGTTGAATGTACGAACAATTTGTGTTTTTCTTTTAACATCAGGAAATGGTTTCATTCGTGATTGAAACAACGAAAGTTGTTGCTCATAAGGACGATAATCACCAACATGAACTAAATCTAAACCTTCTTTTGCGCCCAGTTCTTGAAGAATAGACCAAGACACTGCTGCAAGATGGTGCATCCGCCCCGAAGGGGCGATATTGCGCAACAACCTAGATGGCACACGCCCGTTCACAACTCCCTTTAAATCCTTTGGGAGAATAAGTTTACCAATAGGTAATTTCATAATGATTATGATTTGCGACCAAACGCCTCATCGTTTGGATTAGCCCAACGAATGATTGGTGGCAAAGCAGCCGCCAACAACGCCCTAGATAGGTCTGATGGGTCATAGTTGCCTGTAGCAACGACAGCCAGAACTGCTGCCAGACAACTACGCAAATATGAATGGAACATTGCTTTTTGCTGTTTACTTATTGTCATTTTCTTCTCCTTTTGGTTTATTCTTTATGTTACTAGATACCGAAGAATCGGCAAATCCAAAATTACCTTTAGGAAAAGTATTAAAAGCAAGAGAGTATCTAGTTGTTGGAGATAAATGTTTTCCTATATGGTGTTTTAAACAACTTTCAAACAAAATTAAATGATTTGGCAAAACATCAATATAAGCCTCTGTGCAATTTTCGTAATTAAATGTTGATGGATTGCAGGGCAAAATAGAAGAATGGGTTTTGGTTGATTGGAAATACAAAGGTCCAGCGTTTTGTTTACTGGTTGATGGGTCGTAAACAACCCCGCTTATTAAAGAATTTTTGTGTGAATGCGGTTTAGAAAAACCATTTTGTTTAGTTTTGGTCATCCATGAAGTAGTTATAGATAATTCAACATCGGTCCATTTCATTATTTCGTTTTTGTAAAAATTTACGCAATCTAAAAGTTTTTGTTTTTCTTTTGGATATTTTTCTAAAATATTCATATCTCTAGAAACATAATTATTGGAACAATGTTCATGTATGTTTTCGTGCCAAATTTGATTCTTCTTTTCTTTTTCAAAAAATGATACAAAAAAATCATCTAAATTAATTACCGCAACAGGATAAGAAAACAATTGATTTACCTGTAGTTCCATATTCATTTAAACTTTGGTCCAACGCACCAAGCAACCAAAGAGTTTCTTACACCTTTGGTTACTGGATTTACTTTGTGAATTAAAAATGATGGAAAAACAATTAAAGAACCAGCAGACATATTTGGTTGAAGGTTTTGTTGATAAAACCCAAATTCCCCTCCTTCAAAATTGTCGTTTAACAAAAGAGTTGCTGACAACTTTCTTGTAAGCGGTTCTGATTGAATGTAGTTTCCCATAAACATATCCATGTGATAGTCATACTTGCCTAAATTTTTAGCATCATATTCCGTAAATTGCAAATTGGGGTAACCATATAAATCAAAACGATAATAAGTTTCATTTAACATATCAATGTTTTGCGCTAATTTGTCAAAAAACCAAGCGCTTTCTTCGTTGCGTGAAACCCAAGAAATTTTAGAATTTCTAAAACTTTCATTTGTACCAAAATCATTTTTTGTGGTATTAATTGTGCCTTCAACTTTTTCAAGAGTGTTGCAATACTCAATAATATTTTTAAGTTCTTCGGCGTTAAAAACATTGTTTTTGTAACACCAAGGATGCGTTATGAAGGCTAATTCTTTTGGATTTGTATGAATCATTAATTTGATTTAGGGCGTAAACCAATCAAAATGTTCGTCAAGAATTGACGATGGATTGGGTTGTGGAGAAATAAATACATCGTTTTCACAATCGTAAGTATATCCCACATCGCCAAATTGTTTGCGTCGCCCATCCATAAAAGTTTGAACCCAAGGACCACCACCAAGCAAATTTTGACAAAAGTTTATTCCTATTGATTCCTGTTCAATGTTATTTTCGTCAAGTAACTCAACATCATTAACGGCAATAATACGCACAACAATGTCGTTATCTAGTTCTGCAAATGTAGCCATTAGAATGTAATGCTTCCCGAACCAGTAAAATTATAAATTCTATATCCACCAGAAATTGAAATTGAAGGAGAACCAGTAGTTGCTGCTGCGGCATCTTCACTTGAAGGATAACGAATAATTACTACACCAGTACCACCTGTTCCACCGCCCGATGGACCGTTAGCACCGCCACCACCGCCACCACCGCCACGAACACCTGGGGAACCTGGCGAACCACCGCTATTTCCGCCACTGCCACCGCCATCTGTACCACCTGCTGGACCACCAAATGACGAGTTCCATTGCCCACCGCCACCGCCACCACCATAACCAAGACTTGACCCAGAATAACTTGAAGTAATCCCAGGACCTCCAGGTGGGCTTGTTACATAATATGAACCGCCCGAACCCGCTCCACCTGCACCTGCATTTCTTGTCACACCAAAAGCAGAAGAATTGCTCCCCGCTCCACCTACGGTAATCGTGTAGGTAGTCCCTAGTGATGCTTCAAAACCTGCTGTTTGAATTTGACCGCCACCAGAACCGCCACCACCTGGGTCGGACGCACTACCGCCTCCACCTGGGTTTCCACCAGCAACGATTAAATAATCTATAACAATACTAGATTTGCCACCTCCACGCCTCCAAGAATCAACTTGGAAAGTTGAATTAGGGCGATTTTGGCGTGGCGCTAGAGCGCCACCACTAATGACTTTACCGCCTGATGCATTTTTTAAAATTCTAGACATAACTAAAGTTACGCTATTTCGTTTACATAACCCGCAATACTAACAACATTTGCTGTTGCACAAAATGCACGAACCAAAAGGGCGGTAGCATTACCTTGCAAAACCAACCCTGGAACTATTAAATATAGACCGTTTTCTGCCTTAACAGTAAATTCAATCAAATCATCGGGTGCAGAAACGCCACCCCATTCAATGGTTAGTTTGCGGTCAGTTGTATCTGAGTTTACTGCATACAACCACACCTCGTGAAAATGTGCTGTGTTTGTAGGACCTGTATGAATTGTTGTACCAGCCGTAGCAGTAGCAGCGACTTTAATCATTCGCCCGTCAGTTGAGCCGCTAAGGTGGTTTTTAGTGAAAGTTGCCATTTGTTATCTCCTAATAAGTAGTTAAATCGTTCCCTAACTAAATACTGCGTTACATAAAACATTGTTGGCATCGGCAAAATCTACCGTTACCCCCGATACGGCAGCAGTAGCAGCCGCATCAGCATAAGCCGTAGTAGCCACTTTCGTGCTATTATCCGAAGCGCTTTGAGTAACAGCGATAGTGCCCGTAGGCAAAGTAGGTGTGCCAGTAAAAGTAGGGCTGGCTAGTGGAGCGTAAGTGCTTAGGTCACTAGTAAGAGCAACCGTACCAGTCGCATCAGGCAAACTAATAGTTCGGGCAGCAGTCGGGTCTATGACTGTTAAAACAGTTTCAAAATTATCATTCGTAACGCCTTCAAACTCAATGTTGTGGGTAGCAGGCAAATGAATACCATGAATATGAACACGACTAGCACCACCAGCATTTAAACCCTGTCCAGCAATAGAAACAGCCAACTCCTCGGCAGTAATCTTTTTTGTTTCCGTAGCCGAAACATCAACGACAGCAAAAACATCTGTGTCGGCAACATCAGCGCCAACCAGCGCCGTTAAAGCCGTTATCTTCTTATCAGCCATTACCAGCCTCCATTAAAATGAAACCACCATCCTCTAGTAACAAATCTGTTCCATCTTCCTGTTCTAAGTTAGAAACCGCAAAATCTGGGTCATTCCAATACGAATAAGCCAAATCGCCAAGAGTCGTACCCTCGGCACCAGTAGCAGCATAAAACTGGTAACCCAAAGTGTTACGAAAATCGTAACCATTATCTTGAGCAAACGCATACATCAAATCACCCAAAGTGGACAAACTAGGATACTGCGCCTTCAGCGCAACAAACATCGCATCATTAGTAGTAGCCATATTTATAGTTCCTTCAGTTCCCTAGCAAAAGATTCTGTTTCCTGACGGATATGTTTCTCACCCAAAGCAGCCCGAGCAATCAACGCATCCAACTCAGCATCAGAAATATCCTCCAACTTCTGAGAATGCTCAACCTTAATTTGCGTAGGAGCCAACCTATTGGTTGCCTGAAGATACAGTTGTGCAGCCTTATTGTCCCCATCCAACGCCTTGGCATATAATGCGTCCAACAACTTCTGTGACCGCTCAGGAGAACCCTGCAGGTCCTCCACCCGTTTAGCCCACTCAGCCTTAAAGGACGGTTTCTTCT